ATTTTATTTCCTCGTCCACATTTATATTCCCCCGCTTGGAATCTCTAAAACGGATGTCTGGACTTGAACCATCTTCGACAATAGCGGATTTGTTTACAGTATATAAGCGTCCATTTTTTAAGGACCTGACGCTTATTTTCCCATTTTGAAGTTTCTCAATAACACCCTTTACAAAAGTACCATCAAAATATTTAATCGTCACAGTTTTGCCAATAACGCTATTATCTTCATCAGACAAAGATTCCAAGGGGCGATCGGGTTTTCTTTCTGTCCTTTTTATTCGGGTATCTACTATATCTTCCAATTCAATACCTGCATCAGACAAATTGGATTTTAATTCTATCAAATCCTGTTTTCTCGTTTTAACCGGCATATGATCATACAGATATTGCATGTCATTATTGGATATAATGCTTCCGATATACTCTGCATATTGATTGCTATTCACTATGTCATCATATATTTCTGCATATTCTTCCGGATTATTTTCTTCTATAATCCCCTTCTCTCTTAACTGATCGGAAACGAATGTTTTTAAGTTCTTGATATCAGATACGCTATGTATTTTATACAACTCGCCATTATCCTCTGTTTTATTGGCGATTTTATAATCCGCAAAAGGTTTTGTTTTCCTCTTGGATGAATCAATCCATTTCTTGAAATCATCCTTGCTTACTTCTGTGATATTGCCAAGCCCTTTCCAACCAGGGGAATAATTTGAAAGGTATGCTGCTTTAGCTTCTTCCTCCGAATTAAAGCCATACATTACTTTATGTTCGTCAAAAGAGCCATCATCTTTTACTTGATCCACTACATAAACCCGGCCAGAAGCAGGGAAATCAGACAAGAAAACATCTATATGATCCCCGTCCACGCCTTCGGTTCCACGGATATACCCGTAAGTATTATTCATGGTGACACTCCATTCCTTACCTGAAGCATCCTTACCTGAACGAACAGACCCCTTGGGCTGTTCTATGGACATATCAAAACCGTCTATTTGGATATGCCCTTTCTTGTAATTACCCGCCTCTTTTTGGGCCTCAGTCGGATTAACATTAACCTGTTGCTCGGCTTCCGAAATGTCATGCTTCGCCTTTTGTTCCGCAGCGATACGGTTCATCATTTCAAACGAAGTCTCATTTTCTTGCGTTTTTTCTTTGCTGTTTGATGCAGACTCGTTATCTTTGGTGTCAGATAAAGATATTGTTTGTGGAGAGTTCCCGCTGGTGGCGGTTTCACCATTTTCATGACCGCGATTAACTCCAGCAACATCGGTGTTTGTGTTGCTACTTACTGCGGGTAAGGTCCAAACAATATCTTTATTTTTTGAATATCCTTTCTTGAAGATTCCTGCACTATTTACATTCCAATAGCTTCCATCTTTTGAGAGCTCGATAAACAAAGTGTTATTGTGTTTGTCTTGGACTTCCAACAAATAAGTTTCATTAGACCCACGATCATTCCCTTTTTTGATAACTTCGTAATCATTGGCCACTTTCTGGACAAAATCAATAACACTATCATATCCGGCATTTCTTATCTGATCTCCATGCCGTGACTCTATATGCTTTAATCCATAGCCCCTACCATCTTCTGCTTGAAATCCATCGCTCAATTTTATAGGAGCTGGAAGCAAACCCGTTTCTGGCTTTATATTTCCAAAGATGGAACTTCCATCGGGTGTTACGACAAACGGATAACCATTTTCATCTATTTCTCCGGATGCGCTTTCTTGTGTAACTCCATCCGTGAGATCGACACCGCCATCAATTCCCGCGTGTTTTTGCTCAATTTCTCCAACTCTCCCGGTCTGTACAGGTTGTTCTTCTTGCAGTAACTGATCGCTTCTTTCACGTAAGCCGCCAGTTCTTCCTTGGTCATTTCGTTCAATTTCTTCATTTTGCTTATTTTTATTTTGTGCTAAGATAGCATCTATTTCTTCTTGTTCTTCTTTTATTGACCGATTTTCGTCTACAATTTCACCATTGACATATTCAACGGCTTCATCCGAAACAGATTGCGCCTGTTTGCGCATGTCTTCTTCATACGCTTCATAATCTTCCGGGGACATATGATAATTATCTTCACACCATGCAGTATATTCGTTGTATTCGGCTTCTCGTTCCTGCTCAGCACGTTTTTCCCGTGCGTTCTTAATGTAGTTGATCAAATCACCTCGCGTTCTTGCAGAGGACAGAACCTCGATTATAGCATTCCGGCCGGCATTAGGATCATCTTGGTCGAAGAAATTTGTTCCAGCTTCCAAATCTTCTGTCATGACTAATTCACCGGCGCGTTCAATACTTACACCACCTTTTTCAGGAGAAGCAAATAGGCCAAACATCTTCTTCGATTCTTGATTACCTGCACCAGTTTCCCGTCTATAACTGTCACGGGTTAATTTAATTGCTCCTGTGGCAAGTAACCGTGCAGCCAACTCTTCGCCATTTAACGGATCACCCATTTCTTTGATATCATTCGCAATTTGATCGCCCGGCTTTTCCTGTGTGACAATTTCGTTCAAACCGGTCCAAAAATCAGCCTCTTTCTTTACAGCATCGTATGTTTCCTGGGCTTTCCGTAATGCTTGTTCAGCCTTATCTTCTTTTCCAATAGGGGCATCATCGTAATCCTGTTCAGCCTTTAGCAATGCTTTTTGGGCTTTTTCCAGGTCCGCATTCAAAGCATTCTTTGTTACTTCGACTTTGCGCCGCATCTTATCCCCGTATTTTTCTGCAAGAAAGTCCAAAGACGACTCTTCTCCAGAGGCTATAAAATCAGGTGTCCCGTCTTCCCGTGTCACGATCCCGTTTTTGGGACTTTTGGCTGTTTCTGCTACTGGAGCCTCAATCGTTGGCTGTTCTGCATTTTGTTTCGAATCCGTCTCCGTTTCATTACCCAACGGAGAATCCACGCTTTGGTCTCTGCTTTCTTGGACGGGAACGGTTTGTATCGTTGATTTAACGACAATCTCCTTGGGAACAGTAGCCAACTTTCCACCGTCTATTTCAATAGACATTGTTTCGCTTCCGGGATTGATATCTCTCACGATCCCATTTACTTGCTTGCCTGTATCTGGATCAATGTACGAAACACTATCTTCATTCTCTATTTCAAAGGCTTCTTCCTGCATCCTTTGTTGTGCCCTCGCCTGCTCTTGCATATCAATTTGTGTACGAAGATTTGCCTCATATTGTGCCCTTTGATCTTGTGCACTCACCACATTATATACGTCAGTGACGTTTCGGGGTGAAATAGGTATTGTTCGGCCATCAGCATCTTTGTAATATAGCACTTCAGAACTATTCCTTCTATCAATAGCCATAGTGCCATCTGTTTTAGGGGTTAATGCGACGTCCCCCTCTATGATAGCAACAGGATTTTGCATGTCTCCGTTGACATACACTTGCTGGATCATCCCGTTAGACGCAATAATCCCGGCCATGCTATTATCGTAATTGATCATTTCCGTTTGAACGGCCAATTCTTTTCGTTCAGCCTTTTCTTCCTCTACGGCTTCAGGTGTACGCCAAGACCGATAATTCACGTCCGCATCAACCAAAAGTCCAATAGCTTCTTTTTCTTCTGGACTGAATTGCTTGCTTTCGTTTACGGCCGTGAGAAATACGGCTTTTTCTTCTGGTGTAGAGTTTTCCAATTCGCTTTCAAGTCCAAGTATCTTTTCATTATCAGCAAACACAGCCCTGAAATTCTCACGTGCATCCTTTAAATCTTTACGGGTTTTGAGTTTTTCGTATTGTCGTTTCGCAAAACCAGGTGCACCGGCAGCAGAAAAATATGCACCTCCGCCCATCCCGTAAAGGAACGAATCTTTCAGACCGTCGGTAATATCCCGATCGGGATCAACACCGGTTATTTTATCCGTTATGTTTTCTGCCAATTGAGAGGCTACCTCTTCGATACCTTCTTCAATAGGTTCATAAAACATACCAAATTCTTTATAATGCTTTTGAATTTGTCCCATAAGACCTTTTTTTATCGCCTCTTCCGCTTTTTCCTTTCCGAGCGATTTGTATAAGGTTTTCATCCACGCCTTAGAGACGCCAGCCCCTAACATTTCCGATGCTCCCTCTGCCGTCCCTGTCAAAATCGCGTTTGTCACCTTTGCGAACTCATCCATATCCGGATATTCAGCGTCTAATTGGTCATACTTTTCATTCGCTGTCAAAGCACCGATACCAGCCAAACCCGCAATTGGAGCACCGGCAATAGTTGAAGCTGCCGCCGCTATGGACATAGGAAGCGACTCTGCCCCCTGTAAAGCGATATCGCCGATGGCGCCGGCATAATCCCCTTCTTTCCAAAGGTCCGAATAACTTTTACCATTATATCTGTCAGAATTAGCTCTTGAAGTCTCTTCTACTCCCTTGAAGTAATCGGAAAGATTTTTAAAAGCCCCACCCCGTGTGCCTAATCCTAATTTCTCAACGCCCTGGGTTGCCTTATCCAATGCGCCAAAGAGATTTTTTCCGATCATTGCACCACCTGCATTTAGCTTTTCGATGGCATCTCCTATCCAAGTATTCCAAAATCCACCTTGCCTCTTTTGTTGGGGCGTTGCGGGTTCCGTATTTTGATCCTGTCCGATATTTGTAGGCCGGCTGTCATCGTAATACTCCGCATCTTTATATTCAGACAAAAATTCTGACTTTTTAGAAACGGGAATATCATAGATTTTTCCACCCACTTTATAGGCGACAGTAGCATCTTTATATTGAGATTCAAAGTCTTTAGACTTATCGTCTGGAACATCATATATCTTTCCGTTCAATTTATATGTTATCGTATTATTCATCGTCTTATTGTTGTTGATTCTGTTGGGAAATACATAGGCATATCTAAAGAGGCTCTTGCGTCTTTCATCCTCTCATCCAAATATTGTATAGCCTTAGCCTTTTTCTGGAGCTCGGCATTATCAAGCTCCTGTTGTAGGTTACTATAATCTATGGCGGATACTTGATCCGATGCAGAATCATTGGGAATATCATCCACGTCAGCCGATTTTCTCTCAAATTGGCTAATATCCAACTTTGCCTGACCTGGTTCATCATCCTGTTTCTTCTCGCCACTATCCGACGCCTTAGGTGATATATTACGCTCAATACTATTGGATATTTCTCCCAAAAATTTCATGGCTTCCGGATTGTCGTACATATATCTCTTTACGGCATCTTCTCTTTCTTGCAGGGTAATCTTACCCTTAGCCCTGCGGTATTGCTTGTTTAATTTTTCATCATTCGCAAGAATATCATCCTTTAGGATTTCGAACATCTGAGGCGCGTTGTATTTGAATTTCTTCTCATTGACTTTATATGTTGTGCCTGTATTCGCATCAAAAAACTCAATTTCGCCTTTATTGGTCGATCGGGAAGAAGAGCCGGAATTATTCGCTCGAGCCATATTAGCAGCCGCGTTCATTCTGCCTATCTCAAGCGACTGTTTGCGGTAATCGGCCGTTGCTGCATCTCTCCTTCCTCTTTCCTCTCTTGCAAGACGGTCCTTTTCGGCTTGGTACTTTAATTTCGCGTCATTGATATACCTTTGCAATCCTTGGGTTCTAAGAGTATTTAGCGTATTCAAGAGTGTTGCTCGATCAATGTTATATCCTTTTCGTGCCGCTTCCAAATCTGCTAATGCGCTTTGATATAAACCGGCATCATACCGTTCCCGATCCGTTTTATAAATGTCCTTCAGTCTCTGCTGTTCCTTTGAGACCGACTCCAAAGCCCCAGGCCTGTCATCTTTAGGTATATAAGCTCCTTTAAACCCTGCTACGCCCTGGATCAAAGTCTTCAGGGCGTCTGTAACGCCTGCAACAGTCCGTGCAGCTTTCTCCTTACGTTCATCCGGGATTTTCGGAGCTTTATGTGTAGCTTTATAAAGCGTTTCGTATAATGGCTCCGATGATTTAGCATCAAAGCCATTATAAATTTGATTTATCCTTTCCGGCGGGATATACTTTGATACTTCTTTGTACTCATCATCCGACAACCAATTAAGCGAAGCAGGCTTAACCGGGACGGATGGAATCTCAGGAGCCTTCAACGGTTCCATCACCTTTTGTTCCTGTATCTCTGCTACAGGGGCATTTGATCCTGTGTTGTCCTGGGCTTCTGTTGCCGCAATAATATCTTCTTCCGTCGGCAACGTTTTTTTTACAGGCCTATCTATGTAATCCATCAAAGCCATAGTGTTAAGATTTTTTGGTGAAAATAGAATCTGCCAGCGTCCCAACGCTACCCAAAGCGGAGTTAAGGCCGTTTTGCATGTAATTAGTCCAGCCTTCTGCGTTTTGCCCGTATATTTGCTGCTGTTGACGTGATAAGTTATTCCTTTGGTTTAAATAACGATTCATCACGTTGTCTTTGTATTGCTGATTCATTGCCCCCATGTTGCTCATTACATTGGCCATGGCATTATTGGCCGACTCTTTTTCAGCCAACATGGCTTCCGGTGTAGCCCCGGTTACGGCCGCCGTCGCCGCAGATTGCGCTGTACGTGCTTTCAGCCCTTCACGAAGGCTTCTAAGCATAGCCGCATTATCCGATCTTTCCAATGGATCTGCATAATATTCGCGGTTAAACAGGTCCTCATTATATCTTTTTTCTTCATCCAACGCCCTTTGCGCTTTTTTTCGCTGCTTGCCGGCCTTTATTCCGCCAATAAGGCCACCCAACAACCCGACTCCTGCCGAAATAGCTGTTCCAATCATATTTTTATAGTTTACAGTTTTGGAAATGAAGAAAATACATCTATTTTCGTTTGTTATGTTGTAAATTATAATTTTTGAACCAACTTGATATTATCAAAAATATGGGATTGCAAAAAGGAAGAACAAATAATCCGCTCGGGAAGCCGAAAGGAACAAAGAATAAGACAACCGTAAAGATGAAAGAGATCATCTCATCTTTTATGGAGAATAAGGTAGATGACGTAAAAAAGGCATTTGATAAGTTGGAGCCAAAGGACAAAGTCAACTCGTTTATATCCCTGTTGAAATACGTTATCCCACCAGCTCGTGATCCAGAAGATGACGAACAAGTTGATGCCGTATCATCACTCGTAAAAAGGCTATTTGAAAAATAAAAATAAGTAACCAAAAGTTAAATATTTGGCATTACTTAAATTTTTACGCTTAAAAGTTTGGTATTACTTAAACTTTTCGTATCTTTGTAGTGTAATCAAAAAACAAGTAGTAACAATTAAAACAAATAGTCATGAAACTGTATCACGCATCACCTATCGAGAATGAAGAAGATATCTTAGAATTTGGCATCTTATCAAACGAGAGTGATAAGATATCGAATGACGAAAGATTATCCGGATCGTATGTTTATGGGTTTAACAATATCGATTCTGCAATAGATTTTATAACCGATAACACACCAGATTACGTTATTTTTTCATTCGAAGTGCCTGATTGTGATGTTATCCAGGACACAGAATATGAAGATGGATGCGCATTCGCAGTAGAATATGACATTGCCCCCGACAAATTAGTCGTTGAAAAAGAAGTATTTTAAATATTAAATAGTCATGAAAACAAAAAAGGAAGTTATAGAATTTGTAAAGAGCGAATTAGCAACCAATAACTCATTGGTATTGGCGAGCGTGGGTAACGGTGGTGCAGGTCTTGATATTATGCAGAGTCAAGATGACGATTTCGCCAACAACTTTGCCTCTGAATTAGAGGACGCTTCATTCGATGGTCTTGTCGACGCTTGCGATGACATAAAAGAGTCCGAATATTACAACGAAGATTGCGAAGTATACCAATTTTCAGATAATAACGGCTACAAACTCCAAATTGTGGTGTTTTAATCATGATAAGAGATATTGTTAAAGAGGCTATGAAACTCCGCAAGGTAAAAAGCAAAGACCTTGCGGAATACATTGGGCTTTCGGAAAGCTCGATGTCACTATTTTTAAACGGAAAAATGAACCTGGGACAAAATAAGATTGAGTCTATATTGGAATATCTCAATATAGGACTCGTCATAAAAAAATGACCTTATAATATCAAATTACGAAATAAATTTATATATTTGCCAAGTGCATGTATTTCATGTACTTTTTTATTTTTTTAAAATGCCTGGGCAGTGATGTTCGGGCATTCTCCTTTAAAGGGGCAATCATCTTATACGTTCTATCATTTTAACAACGTCTTTCAACTCCTCAATCGTATCCGCTTGGTAAAGCTGGCTACGAAACCGGATCAGATGCCAATACGGAGCCATTAGAACGGGTTGAAGTTCAAACGGTGACCTATAGAGATTCCGAGATATCGCAGTTTCCCGACCATTCTGAAGCAACACGCGCCACCTATCAAACGGAACCGACGAAAGACAATAGATATGAACAATCGGAGGGCGGAACCCCTACGAGGCAATCGGAGGGCGGAACCCCTACGAGGCAATCGGAGGGCGGAACCCCTACGAGGCAATCGGAGGGCGGAACCCCTACGAGGCAATCGGAGGGCGGAACCCCTACGAGGCAATCGGAGGGCGTGAGGGGTAAAAATAAAGCCGGAGGTTTATTCCGGCTTTTATAATAATATTGATCCTGTCAACGGATATCTTTTCAAATATTCATCCCTTAAAAATATCGTCATAGAAAACTATTGAGTTATTCTTTTCTCTTATCACATGGTAAATGTTCTACCTTTTTACGAGTATTCTCTATTTTTGCATGATATATACCAGCTTTCCAAGACAAATATCCCGTGACAAAGACAGCTACAACCCAAAGTGAATTTTCAAAAGGATATGTAACTACCGTTTCCAACATGTTTTTAAGCCTATTGATTTCATTAGACAAGAGCTTCAGCTACTATATAGTTAATAAGAACTTAGACAAAGCGTCAATATCTGAAAACTCTTTAACTTGGCTATCTTCTTTGACAACTCTTGGCTTATTCCTATTCCCTTCAACAATCTTCATCATTAAATCAATAGAATCACATTCATTTTTTAAACGAACTTTGATTTCATTTGATCTCAATGAATCTAAAATATTACATAGCTCATCAGCGAATGATCGAGACATAAAGCACACATTCGAAAAATCAATACTAATATTTTTCGAATCCAAACTTAAAGCTTTTGCATAAATTTTTTTAGCTTCGGTCCTGGAACGAAGCTCTCCTCTTATCAATTCAGATATTACAATAATCTTTTCCATGACCTTTATCCTATATATTTATAAAAATTAAAATTACTATTCTCGCTATATGGTATTCTTAATGCTACAATTGTTCCATCCCATTTAATATTATCAGGTAGACCGACATATACAGTTTCATATTCTGTCATAGAATGAAAGGCCTGCCCAGATAGTAAAAAATATTTTCCCTTTAAACCTTTTGATAGCATATTTTTACAGGTTGTAATTCCATACCCCCTATTTTCTGCTTCTGGTAGATTTTTGGTAGAAACGCCTGTTCCTGCATTTTTTAAAGCTTCAACATCATTTGTTATCCCATCTTTCTTTGCTTTTATATAACTGCCCAAAATGCTTATTCCATTATCCGCAATACAAATATCAATATATTTCTTTGTCGGATAATACTGAGCAAATATATAACCTTTATCGCAATCAGAATGTTCTGTAATATTATCAATGGTTTCCGCCAACATGTAAGATAGAGCCTTTCTTATCTCTCCTTCAATTCCCAATTGTCTTACCATTATATTTTCAGCAACCGACAAAATATTATTTTTTATATCGTCCTTTGGCTTACAAGACGGAAAACAAATAATAGGAATATATTTTTTATTTGAGTAAGCCTCCATATAACCATGAAAATCAACTATTTCATCTGCCATGATCACATGGTAAAAATTTATAGCATCTAAATAAGTTCTAATGCTATCAGACATATTGATACAAGATACATTTTTACCGCATTTATCCCGATAAAGCATTAATGGCAATATGAAAAATGGAGTAACAAATGAAGTATTTTTGAAATTCCAAACAAAATCTTCATCATCTGATTCCTCCATTCGCAATATTATACGGAATAAATAATTGAACGCATCTCCTATATGAGCATCATTAATCGATTTAGGCATTAATATCTCCATAGTGCACACGTATCATATATTTAAAGAATCATTCTTTTCATATACAACAAAACCTCTACCAGGACTGTTTACCCAGCGAGGTCGCTTTTGTTTTCTTTTGTGATGCAAAATTCGCTTTTATATTTCAAACCTACAAGGATTTTAACATCATATTTGCAGTCAAAGCATCATTCTCCTATAGATCGAGCATTCCAAATGCCATATATCAATGCTCCGAATATAGATATTGCAGACACGCTTAATAATATGGATATTAAAACTTCCCTCAGTCCCGATGGAAGTAAACGCCACGGACACGCCACACTGCAACACCCATAAAACAGAAACAATACGATAGATACATACCTCAATGATGGATATTTTTTACACATTGATATTAAAGGCGATATGGCGATAGAAGATATTCCGCCCAATAGCCCAAATATCAACCCGAAGAACATCGAAGAATAAACTATAAGTGCGAACCAAGACCACTCTATAGCCCATGCCGACAGAAAGTAAAACGCCAACCATAGCAAATATGACGTTATTAGGCCGTATATAGCCGAACAAATAAAATAAAATAGACCTTTCATTTTTCCCCTTTTTTAGTCTGTACCTCTATTTATAACACAATTTGCAAGGTCGTTTGCCCTGATTTTTTGCCTTATCCAAAGGGACCAATTTAATCTCGCCCTTGCAATTATCCAGCCCCTTGCAGTATCTCTTCAGGTGATATACTTTAGCGTATTTCCCCGTACAGATGTATACGTTTGCGACTTGCACAGCCCCGGTCAATGATACCAACAAAGCTGCCATTAAAAGAAATTTAAATGTGCGTTTGATTTTTGTTTTCATAATATATAAATTTTTATACCGTCGATCGCTACAGATTGGGCAAAGAAATAAAAATATCACGAATCAAACAATACCTCAATGAACATTTTTGAGATAAGATAGACAATAGTCACATTACTGTTTGGATTTACGAGGTTTACGGGATTTGAATACATAGTCCAAGACCGATTTATTGACCTCGTTGATAATCGAAAAATCCTTTTTTATATACAAGTCTGTAACAGACAATCTTTTATCTATATGATTCAGGGCCTCATCTATGGTTGATTTGTCCGTCTTTAAGTCGTTCCTGGCTATTGTGGCCCAGGAATGCCGGGCTGCATAAAATTTAAGGCCGGGAATGCCAACCTTTTTCCCTACAGCCTTCAACCCTTTGTTCAAAGCTGCATTAAATGTCGATTGATCTGCATACATCTGATAAAAGCGAAAAACCCTTTTCCCTGTTTTATCCATGTATTTTTTAAATATAGGTAATATATGGGGGTGCACCTTTATTTGGATTCTTGCCTTATCGCTTCGGCGATCCTTCGTTTTAGTCCGGCAATATACAATTTCGTCGTTCTCGTAAATCTCCGCATTATATAAATCAACAGAGTTAGTGCCTATAAGGCTAAATGACAGGATAAAGCAATCCTTTGCCAAATTATAACGATTCTCTTTATCTTTCCCGCGCGAAGTGGCATCGTACGGAAGTTCTATTATCTTTCGGATAAGCTCCGCACTTATAGCCTTCTTTTCCGCTACATTCTGACGGGGTACTTTATACCGTGAAAATGGCGAATAAGGGATCAATATTCTTTTTGCGTCTTCGTCATTGTATTTTTGCTTCGCATAAGAATAAACATGCCTCATGCTGCCAAGATACAAGGACACCGCACGACCTTTTCCAAGAGAAGCAGCATATTTTTCCAAGAAAGGAACTGTTATCTCTGAAATATCCAGACTGTTTCTTCCAAGGAATTTGACGAGGGAATTTAGAGCTGATTTGTAATTCCTCACCCCTTTCTTATCCGGATTTTCGTCTATGTAATCCCGGAACACTTCCAAGAAGTCAATAGAGACAACCTCCGGTTCGCATAGATATCTTGCCAGCTTATCGATAGACATGTTGTTTATTGCAACAGATAGCTCATTAGTCTTCTTCCTGTAACGCATTATTAAATCATCTATCTGATCCAGTATTTTTTGGTTTTTGATTTTGCCGGATCGTGTCATATCATCCTTGGTTATGTAAATGCCGGTCGGCAATCTCTTTAGCTGCCTGTTATGAGTGACAAGTATCTTTATATTAAAAGTCCCATCTTTCCGTTGCTTCTGCACTTCTGCTTTAAATGTTGCCATATCCTTATTCTTTTTTTGCGAAACAATTGCGAAACAATTGCGAAACAAATGTAGCGATTTTGAGCAAAAGTGAACAAAATAAAAGCCGTAAATCTATAAAAGAAATACGGCTTAAATGTCTAAAACATTGATTTTTAAACCTGTGACCAGGGTGGGATTCAAACCCACGACCTTCAGAACCGGAATCTAATTTCCAAAACATCCTAATCGGCTATAATATTGCATATTACAAACCAGCATAAAACCTATTTGCGAAACAATTGCGAAACTTCTGCTCCATCTTAGCATATTTCGGGGCTTTTTATTGGCAATTGCTAATTGCATTTAACGAGGCAAAAGGCTATAGGCCCTCCAGCCATTTTTTACCAGACTTAGTGTTGGTCCATATCAATATGCCACCCACTACAACTATTCCGACTGTGAATATAAATCCTAAAGCATCCATCCATTACAAGTTTTTAATCCACTTCTTCCCTGACGGGGTTTCCGTGTATATCAATATACCAACAGCTATAACAGCCAATACCGCAAAAACAAAAATGCCTGCATTCATATCAATTTCATTTTAATAAGTTATTACCAATTTTAGCTAAAGCGTAGGCCAATGTACAACCAACCGATAGCATGACCGACAGCTTTACTGATATTTCACTTCCTTGAAAGAAAAGGACCATACCGCCTAAAACTAAGGCCGTGTAGGTTAGTTGTGATAGGTTAAAGAAGTATCCGGCCAGCTTTTCCCGCCTAACCCTGTCCTTTTCCCTGCCTTCTCGCTTCTCTTCCTGCTTTTTCTCCCAGTTGCCCATAATTACAAGTTTTTTTGCTCCAGTTACAAAACAGCGACTGCATTGCGTATGTTATCCAATATCGCAGACAGCTTACCGTCACACCGGGCGATCTGCATATCATAATCAGACTGTAAACCACGCCAAATATTTGCGGCTATTCCTGTTGCCGCCTCTATTTTCAATGCCGTGTCGGTGGTTATCGGCCGTTTGCCGTTGATTATCTCGTTAAACGCAGTATAGGGCATCCCTATCAGTCCGGCAAACTTTCTTTGCGACATTCCACGTGCTTCCAGTTCGTCTTTTAGCATTTCACCCGGATGTATAGGTTCTGACGGTTGCAACTTTTGCAACCGTCTTATCTTTGCTGTTCTCATAATGCCTTTTTGTTATATAGGCAAAGATAACACTTTTCTTTGGGGTATCCACAAAAAAAGTGAATATATTTTGTATCCTGAATTTGCTTCCTTCTTTAATCTCCTTATACATTATTAAAGATAGTGGCTTCTCCTATAGAAGAGCCTGTTTACCCCCCCTACCCATTAACCTTACTTAACATATCAACAACCCTACATTCCATTTGCAGCATCTTTCCTTCGGCATTATCCGTGTTTTTGCGTGCTCTTGCTTCTTCCAAAAGGGCATTCATTCCAGACATCAAGTTATTTTCTTTGCTTATAGACAAGGCTAACTCTCTAAGGATTGCGTCTATTTTAAGCTCGATTACGACGAGCCTTTCCAATAATTTACTATCTTCTTCTTCTTCCATCGTGATAAAGTTTACATTGTTTATATAAAACAGAGATGGAAGGAAAACGTTTCAGCCAAGCTTATGTTTTACGGCAGTTACAGACATTTTGCTTGACCCTTGTTCTGCTAACTCCAGCCGTTTTTTGAGAGATTCTACCTCTTCCTTTAAATTTTCGATTGTCTCGTTAGCCTCAATGAGTTCGTCCAGCCTTTCGTTCATCTGCCTTAAATAAAAGGCTTCCTTTTTCAAAAAAGCAGATTCCATGTCCGAGTTATTGGAACTGACCGGCGCCTCTTGATCCGCGGCTTGCTTGGTCATTTTGCCATTGCCGGTAAGAAGCCATTCGGGAGAAACCTCTGGAAATTGGAGATAAAATTCCCCAAGCCTATCACTTGAAATACTATTCGATTTTAATAATGCACCTTTAGACCAGCATAACAAAGATTCCGCCTTTGTTATGCTAACATCCTTATATTTAAGAAATTCCAAAATTCTATCTTTTACACCCATAACCATAAAAATTAATATTAGTTAATTTGGAGAAGATATTATCCAAAACACTTGCAATGGAGAATATCTTCTTCTATATTTGCACTGTAAAGTTAAACCAACCTGTTGCACAAGTCAACAAAACAGAGCAACGGACAAATATACGATAAATATGACAAAAACACCTATTAAAACGAGAGTTTGCATAAAGGATACACTGCTAAGTATCCCTGTAGGCGAAACAATTGTGATAGAACGCAAGGACATTACAGACCGAAGCGTGGTCTATTCGGCGACTCGCCTAAACAAAAAAGGCTATAAATTCAAAACATCCGTAGCAGGTCGAATAGACAGCATAGCGGTAACCAGATTAAAATGATATAGCCATGAAGATAAAAATGGAGTTGTTTGAGTTGAAAAATCTCCTTATCGAAGCGGCGACTCTTGGAGCAGAAGCCGCAGAGAAAAGGCGGGCGCCGGCTTCCGATAGGATCAGCCAACGGGAAGTTTGCAGGTGGCTGAAGTCTTTGGGACATAAACCTTCGCTTCTCCAGGAGTTGAAAAGGGAGCACAATGTAAAAGGGGAAAGAAATGGAACGGGAAGAAATTCCCCCATGATGTATTCCAGGCTTGAAATCGAGGCGGCTTTAGCTGCATACAAATCTTTTGATTCTGTAAACAATCTATAGGGTATAAGCCGAAAGCGTTCGGCTGGTGAGGGGAAGCGTTCCTGACCGGGTTCGAATCCCGGATGCCCACAAATAAAGCGTTCTTTGACATGGTTTATATAAGTCCTTGAACGATATCATAAGTTACACGTAAGAGGTATCGGGGTATCACAAGGCGGTACAAGGCGAAATGAAAAGAGGAAAGATATTTCCAGCTCGCGATGAAGTTTAATCGTTCTTTTCATCAAGTCTTATGCGACAATGCGAAAGTATTATAAAGCTGGAACATCCTTTAGGTGTTACGAGTCAAACGTTGGTTAACCTATCCAGTTTTCAAGATATAACCCGGCTTTGAAGGCGAGATGCTGTCGATCGGATCGGCTGCCGGGTGCGAATTTAAATATATTGAAAAACATGCAACTATCTACGCTTATTATGCTTATTTGCACTGTTGCTTATATTATAATATCTTTTTATGACATATTTAGCAACAAGGACGATGATAATAACGAGAACTAAAGTCACGGAATATACATATAATGAACTATATACAATATCTATTACGCGTTTATAACCGAGTTCGTATTCGTTTGGTCGCAAAAGCAAATACGAACTGGACATAAATCCAGGCAAAGAGAGGAGTTGAATATCCAAGTTCTTTTTAGCCCCCAAAAACAAATTATATATAGATGTAAGAAAAAACGCCACGCCTACAACTATAAATGTGGCACTTGCAGACAATATAAGTTGGTGAGGCAAATTAAGATCTCGAAAAACTGGTACATAGGCAAAGATGGTACTAAATGACAAAGGCCAAGTTATAGCAAATGCAGTAAAAACATTTTTCTGTTCTGGAGTGTAATTTTTGAAAAAAGGTGACAAATCCATATTTCTTAATTTTTATGTTTACGCAACAAAGTTAAGAAAACCCTCTGAAAAGGCGCGATGCTGCTGATCGAATCAGCCGGAGGGTGCAAGGCCAACTAAGAAGGTAGGGACAATTAAAAATGATTTATTAATTAACCAATTCCGCCGTAAAGGACGGCGTCCGGTGAGAGACCGGATTTAGTTGTTTCTATTTATTACGTTCCCTACAGGCTTGCATTACCGGGTTCAATGCCCGGATGGCCACTCCACATTACATGGTACAACAATTCATTTACTTGTTAGCCGAAGCCCTCTGTGAAGATCGCTCCGGCTTTATCTTGAAATTTTAAAATCAACATTATATATGAAAAAGGTATTTTTTGCAATCCTGCTAATCACGGGATTTATTCTGACAGTGTCGGAAAGCGAGTCGTTTTTACCCAATGTTATAGGCTTGTGCCTATGCTGGTTGTCTGTGAGCAAACTCAAATTATTTGAGGCATGAAAGATATCTACATAACCACCCCCGACGGCGACATTGACTTTGACGGATGCGAAGATACGGAAGATCCCGAAGATGTATATCAGAGGGAATGGGAAAATACAACTATGTATTGGTAAGATTAATATTCAATCTAAATTATATATAGAGATGACTAAGAATGAAATTTTAAACAGCGACTATGATGTCCGCCGTAGCGCAGCCGGGAACCCTAACACACCGGGTTATAAAGAAACAACCTACGATTTCGTAGTCACTAAAAACTATGTGGCGATAAAAGGAACTAATCATATGTGGTATAAACACAATTACCCCCCAAATCGCCCCTTTTTATACTTGTGGATGTTTCTGCGGTTCAAGAGAACAACTTCTCGTTAGAATCTATTCGATTGATAATATAAGTTGTGATCCGGCAACAAGAATTAGAATACTTAATGCCTTGGATAAAAAATTTAAAGAGGTATTTGGTCGATAGATAAAGATATCATCCAAGGTGTAACCCGCGCCTCAGACCGGCAACCGCAAACCCTTGAAAGTGGTAGACCTTGACGTTTGCAATGGTCCGGTAGGCAGGAGCACGGTAGGATGAGATTTAAAATATTACCGCCGGGAGGCAGGCAGGCTATTATTTGTTTTTTGATACTGGCAGCCGGGGAAGACCGGCACGGGCGCATAGCTCAACGGTAGAGCATTCTTCAAAAGGGAAAGGGCGGGGTTCGATTCCCCGGCGTCCACAAACATATTAAAATCAATTATCCATGAATTTAGAAAATTACGAAGTGCTTCCTGTAGAAGCACAAGAGGTACAAGTCGTACAGGTTGATGCAGTAGAGAGGGCAAACGTCGACTCTCAGGTGGCAACGGCAAAGCGTTACCCCCGGAACATAAAGCGCAGCATAGACAATTCGATTGTCATGGCTACGATGGACTCTGAAACCGCACAAAGTTGCGGATATGCGTTACCCCGCGGAGGGAAACCGATCACAGGGCCTTCCGTCCATTTGGCAAAAATAGTAGTCTCTAATTGGGGGAACATGAGAACCGAGGCGAAAGTTGTACAAATCACAGATAAGCAGATAATCAGCCGTGGTACATGTTGGGATTTAGAGGCAAATGTGGCATCTGCATTTGAGGTACGCAGAAGCATCGTGGATAGCAAAGGGAAACGTTATTCCGACGACATGATTACTGTTACGGGGAATGCGGCAAACTCAATCGCTTACCGTAACGCTGTTTTTTCGGTGGTTCCGAAGGCTGTAGTTGACAAAGTTTATAAGGCAGCACAAAGATTTATTACAGGAGACCTTTCGGACGAAGAAAAGCTGATTAAACGGAGAATCGACGCAATCAACCATTTTAATGAAGAATGGGGCATTACGGAAGCAGAGGTTATCCGCTTATGTGGAAAGCAGACTGTTAATCAAATCAGGGCTAATGAGATTGCCTTGTTGCTTGGTATGGCACAATCTTTAAAAGATGGCGATACAACCGTGGAAGATTTGATGAAACCTTTCCGGGGTGGCGAAGTGTCAAAAACCAAAATCGCCGACATTGCAAAAGAGAGTGCCATTAAAGAAAAGAAGCCAACCCAACCTAAAACCCTTTTGTAATGGATGCACAACATACATTAGGTTGGTTCCGCGCCCGTTGTGGCCACATAACGGGCAGTAACGTCGGACTGCTGATGAAGAGCGGCCGCACAGAGACCTTTTCCGAAACCGGTAAAAGCTACTTGTATCAGGTAGCAGCGGAAAGGGCAATGAATCCGGTGATCATCGCCGACGACGAACTGTTTGCCGAATACATTAGGCAAACCGAAGTAACCAGCAAGGCTATAAGATGGGGCAACGAACAAGAAGCAGAAGCCCGTGACCTTTTCGCAAAGATAACCGGACGGCACATTGTAGAGGTCGGATCGTGCAAGCATCCTACCATCCCGTACTTTGCAAGCAGCCCGGACGGGTTTTGCTACGACGAAAGCAGCGGAATAAAGTCGTGCTTGGAGATAAAATGTCCCAATCAGGCGACCTTTATGCGCTACCGAAACGAGATTTACGACAACGAATCTCTGCTACGCGTAAAGTACGAGTACTACTATCAGTGCATGGCACACATGATGTGTACCGAGGCGAGAGAAACATTTTTTATCGCCTACAATCCTTTTCAGGCCGATCCGATCCACATTGTACGCATAGTCCCAGATGAAAGAGTCTTTGCGGAAATGGAAAAGCGGGTATGTTTAGCGAATGAACTCATTAACAAAATCATCAATTGAAATTATGGAAACACAACAACTTATAGCAATCAAAGAAAGCGACCTTGAATTGATCGTAAGTGAAAAGACATTGGGTAGCCTTACGACAAACGCTATCCAGATTAGGGATATGGTCAAAGCAGCTTTGCCAATGTACGATATCGCCAACTATAACGACGAAAACATTGACCAGGCGAAGAAAGACAAGGCCGCCCTTAATAAGGCGGCCAAAGCCCTGAATCAAAAAAGGCTCGAAATCGAGAAGGAGTTTATGAAGCCCTTCGGCGAGTTTAAGGATATTGTCACCGAAACCGTAAAGTTGATCGGTGACTGTTCCGCTAAAATCGATGCAGTCGTGAAGCAAAACGAGCAGCAATACAAGGATAGGAAGTTAGCCGTTATCCGCTCGTATTTTGACGATGGCAATGCCAACCTTATTGATTTTGGTAAGGTTTTCAAATCGGAATGGCTCAACAAGTCAGCGAGCATGAAATACATACAGGCGGAGATTGAGAAAATCTTTGCCAAGGTCGACAGCGACATGGAAGCCCTCAAAGGGTTCGGCGAGGACTTCGATGTGCTCCGAACCTATTACATGGACACGCTCAACATCTCCGCGACCATCCTGTACGCGAACCGCCTCAAAGAGCAGCGCGAACGGGCACGGATAGCCGAAGAGGCACGGATAAAGGCAGAGGAAGAGCGCAGACGGATTGAAGAAGAACGGCAAAAGACGGTAGAGCAGCCCAAACGGCAGGAGATGCAAGCACAAGGAAACATTCCCTTTATCCCGGCCGAACCACAGCCGGATCCACAACCGGCACAACCCGAACTACTGACACGGGCCTTTAAGGTCACGACAACGCGGGAAAACATCATTGCACTTGGCAATTTTATGAATGACAGGGGCATTGACTTTGACAAAATTGAAGTCCCACGAATTAAGGGTGATATGTTAGGAAAGACAGACCTGAAAACGATCATCGCATTACTGGACAAGTCGCAACAGGTAATAGAGGCCAACTGCTCAATGCCACGCGACCTTGACCTTGCCAGGCGATGCAGGCAAATGGTAGGCAAATTAAGAAAACGTGGATAACTTTTTTTGTTTTTCATGGTATTATAGATTAGTATTTCCCCGTCGTCCGTGAGGATATACGGAGATTTGGGGCGGTAAGTGATCAAAGGAATGAAACATTGCAAAGTGCGCACCTTTTGCAAAGAGGCCGGTTCGATCCCGGCGCCGTCCACGATAGCGTTTAACAAATAAATAATTAATCATATGCATAACTGGTTCGAATGTAAAGTTTCCTTCGATAAAATCATGGAAGACGGGAAACAAAAGAGAGTGACGGAAGCCTATTTAGTAGATGCGCTTTCGTTTACAGAGGCGGAAGCCCGCATTATTGAAGAGGTCGCACCGTTTATCAGCGGTGAATTTACCGTAAAAGATATCAAAAGGGCAAAGATATCAGAGTTGTTCTTCAACGAAAACGGCGACCGCTTCTATAAGATCAAAGTTTACTTCATCACCCTCGACGAAAAAAGCGGAGCCGAAAAGAAAACCGCAGCACAGATGTTGGCACAAGCGTCGAACCTGAAAGATGCCATCGCCGTACTGGAAAAAGGCATGAAGGGCACACTTGTTGACTATGAGATCGCATCCGTTACGGAAACTCAACTGATGGATGTTTTCCCCTACGAAGCAGGTGAGGACAATAAAGACAAAGAAAATTCCAAGTTGGAAGAATTACCCGGATTCCAAAGATTTTTCCAGTCGCTCCCGGAAGGGCAAAAAACAGAAATAACGGTAGACGGGAAAACATTTGTAGTGGACAAAACAGGAAAGGACACGGTAGTGACTCCAAAAGAAGACAGCAACAAAGATGACGTACGAGGAACTGAAAGCTAAATATAACGGGCTGAATGTCAGACGGCGCCCAAGGTACTTGGAAGACCAACTCCAAAAGAGCTGTGTCAGTTGGTTCGATTTGCAATATCCACAGTACCGGCTACTCTTGCACCACAGCCCGAATGGAGGTAAAAGGAATCCGATAGAGGCTGCAAAGTTTAAACAGATGGGTGTCCGTACCGGCTTTCCTGATCTTATCCTGCTCGTTCCGAATAAGGATCACCCCTTTTTAGCTATCGAGCTAAAGGTTGGCAAAAACAGCCAACAAGAGAGTCAAAAAGAGTACGAAAGGGAGTTTGCAAAGATCGGGGCCAAATATGTAGTCGTCCGCTCGATCGGGGAGTTTATAAAAGTGACCAACGAATATTTAAATGACGTTTGATATATGGAAGACGAAATAAAAGAGATCAGCGATTATCTCAACATAACCTGCTCGACCAACCCGGCGGAAATATCCGAAAGGATATCGGTTATCATGGTCTACATGATGCGAAGCGGAGAGATGCTTGCAGAAGCCAAGAAAAAGCTCCGACGGAAGAAATCTGACGAGATACAGAACACTATCATCCGCATTGCAAAAGAAAACTGCTTGTCGGCAAAGGTGCAGAACGCGCTGCTCGACAGCATAGCGGAAGAGGAATCATATCTCGTTGACCGTCTGGACAGGCTTAACGCTTCGTGCGTGCATCAACTCGATTCGCTTCGAAGCCTGTTGAGTTACGAAAAGGAATCATTAAGGCTTAATAAAACCGGGTATTGATATGGAGATGGATATGTTGAAACTTATCCGCAGCCTGCAAGAAAAGAGGCGCAAGGATAAGATAACACCCGACCATGTGCCGGAAGTTGAAATAATGAACACCGTCCTTGAATCGGCAAGGTCGGAACTGAATGACCTTTACAAGTCCGACAAAATAGGAGTTGTAAAGACGCTCAATTCAAAGGCGGTTTATGTAAAGGATGGCAAGTGATTTTTATCTACGTTTTGTTTGGCGTTACGGAATTTTGGTTATCTTTGCGGTGTCACAGTCATACATAAGCACTGCAAGCGAGTAGGCTAAGAGATAATAGAAAGCATAGGCAGTTCTATTATAATCCGTTCATATATCTCTGTATATGTGTGGCTGTGACAAGTTTGGATTATATAGAACTGCTTTTTTGTTTAATTCATCTAATTGTCACAGCCAGATGAAAACTAAATTCTTCACATGGGCTACCGTAGCCCGTATCTACAACGCTATGCCACTTGGCGTATGCGAGTGCGAAACCATAGAAAACGCTAAGGGTTACACCAAGGTGTTAGTGTTAATAGTCATTGCGTTCCTGCTTGCCGGGATGTATGATGCAATCCTTCTACAGAAAGGAGGTGCGTTATGACTGCTTTTGCACAACGTCAGCAAACAATCAAGATTAACAAACTCATTAAAGCCAATGAGAATCTTTTAAAAGAAGTTGAGTTTCTTCGGGATCAGCTAAAACGGTCTCGTATTGAGTCTTCACAGGAAACAGAACTGAAAAACGCTTGTTTCTTCTTCCTTACCCATAAAGGTTTATACACCGAATGGAGCAATTGGCACAACCGAAGGACAACAGAAAGGATTTTGGACGAAATCAAAAAGACATTTAAATAAGTCTACCCTACTCACATATTTACAGCCCCGGTTTCGGCCGGGGAGTGTATATCATATTGTCAAAAAAAATAAAACATTATATCTCATGAATGAAATTGAAATATTCAAGAACGAACGTTTCGGCGAAGTGCGAGTAGCCGGGACAAGTGATAACCCTTTATTCTGCTTAGCCGACATCTGTAAAGTATTGGAATTACAAGTCACTCCGACAAAAAACAGATTAAAACAAGACGGGGTTAGTCTAATTAAGGGGGTCTCAAAAACAACAAATCAGTATGGTGTCACTACCGAGCAAGAAGTGATGCTCACTTTTATTAACGAACAAAACCTCTACAAAGTAATCATGCGATCCGACAAGCCACAAGCCGAACCATTTCAAGATTGGGTATGCGGAGAGGTTCTCCCTTCCATCCGCAAGCATGGTGCATATATGACAAACAATACATTGGAAAAGGCTTTGACTTCACCCGATTTCTTGATCCAATTGGCCACAAACCTCAAAGAGGAACAACAAAAACGTATTAAGGCCGAGCAAAAGATTCAGTCTGACGCTCCCAAGGTATTATTCGCCGATGCTGTATCTACATCCCGACGCTCATGCCTGATAGCAGAGTTGGCAAAGATATTACAACAAAACGGTATCAAGATCGGACAAAACAGATTATTCGAGTGGCTCCGTAAAAACGGATACCTATGTCAAAAAGGGCAATACTATAATCAGCCATCGCAAAAATAAATGGAATTAGGGCTATTTGAAATAAAGCAAACGACCATTAATAAGCCCGATGGATCTGTACTTGTATCTACAACAACAAAAGTCACAGGAAAGGGTCAGATTTATTTTGTAGATAAATTTCTGAACGTTAATAGTCACGCTGTATTTGCATAAATCATTCCTTTAAGGGTAGCAAATAGGTCTGCCCTTAAATAATATTCTCTAAAAATTAAATACAACATAAAATGGAGTACTCGAAAAGAAATGAGCATGGCACGACCTAAAGAAGAAGGATTGAAATACTTTTCTTTCGATGTGGACTTCTTTAACGATGAAAAGATAGAGGCTATATCCGGGGAATTCGGAATAAAAGGAGAAATAACAACAATAAAGCTGCTTTGTGCGGTATATCGAAACGGATACTTCATAGAGTGGAATGAAATGTTGAAAATGAAACTACTGAAAAATCTGCCGGGTGTCAGTTCGGATTTACTTGATCAAATTACAAATCGCTTAGTCAAATGGGGCTTTTTCGATAAAGACCTTTTTGATTCGGTAAAGATTTTAACAAGTCATGGAATCCAAAAAAGATATTTTGAAGCAATAAAAAGAAGAAAAAAATCGGAGGAATACCCCTATTTGATAATTAATGTAGACATAAATACACCTTCAACTGGTATTAATGTAGACATAAACACCACAAAGGAAAGTAAAGTAAAGAAAAGAAAAGAAAATATTACAGTAGATTCTAACGAATCTCCTGTATGTGCGACTTTCCAGCCGCACGATGAAAGAATCGATTATTCCGAACTTGTAAAATTCTTTAACGAAAAAACGCAAGGCGTATTCGGCGTGATACGAATGCCCCTATCCGACAAGCGGAAAGGGATGATCAATGCCCGTATCAAGACATACGGCAAGGAAACATTTGCCCAAATGATACAAAAGGCGTTAAACAGCGATTTCCTTAAAGGGCAGAATAAAAACGGCTGGCGGGCTTCTTTTGATTGGCTTATAAAACCAACGAATTTCGAAAAAGTAATATCTGGCAATTATGACAACAAAAGCGGAAACGATAGGACAAATGACCGCTCAAGCGGTCGCGACTTTGGAAAATTCTTCCAAGGAATTGCAGAAGGCATCGCCCGTGCTGATTACGAAGAGCGAAACGGGTGAAAAGAGTATCAGCATCTATTCCGACAAACGCGCGTCAATAGAAAGCATAGGGCGTTCTATGGCGAGGCTTGAATGCGCATTTCCAAAGATGAGCGATGCGTTTTTCAGCTTGCTAACAGAACGCATATACGCAAACAAGTTTACGGAAAAACGGCTAAAAGATGCTATAAACCACCTGATAGACAACTTCGGCTACAAGGAGTTGAATGTTGCGGATATCATACGGTTCGACCGCAAAGCAAGGCTGCATTCGTATAATGAGGTTTGCAGGATGGTATCAAAAGGAGAGGCAGCCTTTTCTGATTTTGAAATACGAGAAATAAACGGAGAATGTTACAGAATCAAGAAAATAGACTTAATATCATGAAGATAAATGATTTTAGAACCCAATGCAAGATCGGATCGAAGGTCTTGTACAAGGGGAAAGTTAGAACGATAGCAGATATAGACCGGAACACGAACTGCATCTCTTTTTCCGGCTACAAGTGGGTGAGATGCACAGAAGCTCAATTGTTGCCATGAACACGAAGACGAGACCGGTATACATCATTGAGCGCGATATCCGCGAAACGATGGATAAGGCGGCGAAAGCCGTGCGCCAAGGCCGCTATATGGATGCAGCTATATTGGCAGAACGGGCTGACAACCTGAAAGAAGAGCTGTCATACGCTATGGAGCTTGTAAAATTCGACGAAGACAACCGCAACATGGACAAGTCTTTGAGGTCGTGGTTCGGAAAGATTCTTTCACTCTCTTTGAATGAGGCAGATATGGCGCTCTACCATATCGACATGTTCTTTGCCTACATGCAGGACAGGGGATATGTCCCTGTGCCGGAATGGGAACGGAAGAGGCGCGAATTAAGGAAAGCCGTTATCGGCTACCGGAATTTCGTAAAACACTTTTTTAAAGACGACAACAATCTCGTCAACAATGAGATTGACTTTATGCACCTACTCGATACCGTCAGGGACAAGATGTTTACGGATCGGGAAAAGGTTTATTACGACAAATACGAGATTAAAGCAGGAGAAAAACAATGAACGACTGGAGAATAGAAGAACTAAAGCGGCTCGAAAAAGAGCGCGACCGCAATTTGGCTATCCATTGCGAATATGTGGCAGCCAAGTTTCAGCGAATGATTGACAGAATCAAGAAAGAAATGGAAATAGAGAATGGAAAAGAATAACACAAACGAAGTTAAAAGCCTGTCAGTGCAGTACCGGATAGACAAAAAAGGGAATGTATGTTTTTACTGTCCCTCTTGCGGTGAAATGCCTTTGACGCTCTTTTGCATGATAACAGAGGCTCTGACCAATGTCGAAAAGGCCTGGAACGAGCGCAAAGAACCGGATATCAGAACTTTGATATCTGACTCATTAATGATTAAAACCCAAAAGATATGATAAAGCCAGAAATTTACTACACCTTGATATGCGACAGGTGCAAAGAACTGTTTGAATCCAGTGGAATCAACGGTTATACAGATGAAGACTCTGTTTTAGAAAACGCTATGGAATCCGACTGGATTGAGCACAATGGCAAGCACTACTGCCCGGAATGCTACCATGTGGACGAAGAGGCGGACGAACTTGTCCCCCTACCCGATTTTCCACGGTTTGTTTTTCAAGTCAAAAACTTTTTAGAGCGTTACGTAGGCTTTAGGGATGCTGTTATCCAAGAGCAAAATGACAGCTACACAATATCTGTCGGCTTAAAATCGGAATGTCCCCCACAGAGGGAACATCTCTCAATGATCGGGCTACTGTTGCCCGTAAATGTTTGGTCGTACGAGGTCACGCCGGCTGGTAAATACGGGTGGCGCAAACTTGTTATAAAAATCGAAAAATAATGAGATACGCATTAAGAAGACAGGACAAGATCGCCACCGCTTATGGTGGCGATTACCTGGAAGGACATATCATCGCGAGCTTGGACGGATTCTTTGCCCGGAAAGGCTATGCGGAAGTTATAGAGTATATTGACGATATGAACGCCTTTTATGAGACCTCTCAAAACAGTTACCAAGTTTTGCGCATTAACGACCTTGCAGACGAAAACGCAATGTTAGAGTTTGCTGTTATCGGCTTGAAATATGACGTGTTGGGGCTGTCGTTTTTGGGGAGGATGAAAGGGTGATTAAAAACTAATAATTAAAAGGAAATGAGCTATATGAAGATAATAGTTAGTTTCTCTGGTGGAAAGGATAGTCAAGCTTGTCTGATCCAAGCCGCAAACCAATACGGAGCAGATAAGATAGAAGCCGTTTTTTGCGATACAGGATGGGAACATCCCGACACTTATAAACATATACATGGTGTATGCAGCCAGTTAGGTGTAAAGCTTGTTATCATTCGCAACGAAAAAGTAGGCAGCTTTCAGAACCTATGTAAGCGAATGAAATGCTTTCCTGTTGCATCTCGCAGGGCTTGCACATCGGTTTTGAAAATACAACCTATGATTGATTGGGTTATATCACAAGATGAAAGTTTTATCATCATTCAGGGAATTAGGGGAAAAGAAAGCGCATCTCGTGCGAAGATGGAATCAGAATGTTCATATTTCAAAGAATATTTCAATGCTGAAAAAGGAATGAAATTATATCGTAAAACAGCAGTGTTAGAATGGTGCAAAACTCATGATGCTTCCGTTTTCCGGCCGATATTTGACTGGACGGCTCAGCAGGTAATTGATTATATTCTTGATAATGGACAGCAGCCTAATCCACTTTACAAGCGTGGAGCATCACGTGTCGGATGTTTCCCGTGCATAATGAGTCGTAAGGGAGAGATTAAAGTTTTATCGAAAGATAAGATCATGGCAGATAGACTTATCTCCTTAGAAAAGGAGGTTGACTCTTTGGGCGAAAAGAGTCATGCAGGCTTCTTTCCGAAAGGATATATCCCAGAACGATTCTGCAAAGAATATGGTGATGGCTGTCCTACTGTGCAGGAAGTCATTGACTATGTAAATCGTAATGATACGATGTCAGACATGTTTGAGCCGGAAGGCGGATATAGTTGTATGAGCCTTTATCATGGACTTTGCGAATAAAACAAATTAAATAGATATGAATGAAAATAAGAGACCATGCCCACAGTTTCCTTATTGGGGTGCAAAATATCCCGACGCATGTTGTGTAAACGGTGAATTATACGACCTTGACAGATGCGATGAAAACGGGAATCTGTATGAACCTATAGACTACGTTCCGTGTCCATTTTGCCAAACAGAAGATTTTATCGAATTAGACCCATTTAGTTGGGTAGACCATTTTTGCGAGGAAATGGAAGAGAACGGTGATGTTATTACCGATTCAATGGAACAATGCGCCAAACAAAGGGCGAGACAGGCTTATTTGGATTGGATTGAGAAAGTAAGAGAGATATATGATTAATAACTAATAATTAAAAAAATATGAATATTAGAATTGCAAAAAAAATAATAAAAGTCTGCTACTTACATTTTTCGTCCGGTTATGGTCGGTTTTATTCGTATTCTAAGCATCAGAGGGAAAAAGCAGTGCAAAAGTATTACAAAAAAAGAAACAAACGAATGTTTGAATATTTATGTGAAATAATGCACGAAATCCCTAAATATAATATGATCTTACGTAGTAAACCGTTCGCCGCAGAATCAAAAGAGTCTTTTGTTAGCAATATAGGGATTTCTGAAGGATCAGAAAGTATATCCAATGTTGCAATTACTCTTGACACAAAAATTCAAGGCAAATCAGGATTTGTATCCGATTTGAGTCAGTCATGTTCCTTTAAAAATATAAAAAAATAACTGAATATGAAAAAGTTCATCAAAAGGAATTGGAAGTTATTATTATCAGTTGTCGCGATACCTGTTGGTAATCGAGTTTTTAACCATGTTGATGCTTGGCTCGGGATTGCCATCATTATTTCGGCAGCTATTTTCTTTATTTATCAACTATTTAATTTATTAAAAGATGAAAAAACAGAGTGTTAAGTTTTTACTCTTAGCCATTATTGCAATGGTATTGTTTGCTTCTTGCGAACGTGTTGCTCCTAACTATGCAGGGGTGTTTATGGAGAATTACGGTAAAGATGGGAAAAAGGATTTTTCTATTAAAACCGGTAGAGTTTCTACATGGGAATGGGGAACAGAGTTATTTCAAGTTCCTTTGTTCGATCAAAGGGGTGACTTCGCAGAACCTGTTACACTCAAGGCGGCGGATAATACGGAATTTAAAGCTCGTCCCACCTATTCTTACAAAGTCATCAAAGAGAGGGCTATTGATGTCGTATTTGACAATAAACACATTGGTGGCGGAAATGATTTTATGCGCTCGCTTGAGGATAACATACTCGAACCTCGCATATATGACTTGATAAAGGAAGAGAGCCGAAAGCACAAAACAGATAGCTTAATGGCCGATGGCGGGTCTCTTGCATTTGAGAGGCGATTAGAGCAGATTGTGGGAAAGGAATTTGAAAAACGAGGGTTACAACTACTCACATTTTCTGCACAACTGGAGTTTTCCGAAAAAGTCCGCGAAAAAATTGATAGCCGTAATGAAGTAAATACTAATATTTCTGTGCTCGATCAACAGATAGAAGAACAGAAAAAAATTAATGAGCTTGAGCAGTTAAAGACAGAACAAGCTATGATTCAGTCAAGGGGCTTAACTAAGGAAATTCTTTATAAGCAGTTTATTGACAAATGGGATGGAAAAACACCTCTTTATGGAATTGTTCCCGAATTTCTGAAAATAACAAATAATTAAGTATCACCATACGGAAGACATTGAGCTTCCGTATGGCTACATTTCCATTTCCATTGAATAAAAAAATATGATCACAAAAGCATAATTAAAAATAAGCGTACATGTGCAAAATAGACCTTGAAAAAATAAAAGGACGGATATCAGAGAGCAGGACCGGTTTAAATGACATCTCCGTGCAAGGCACGTGGAATGTCAAATACATCAATCCAGTAGGTTTATCTGACGAAGAGTTGCTGACGGCCGTCATATACGCCTACAATACGCTCTCCGTGAAAGGGATATTTACTACCCGATCACCAAAAGCAGGATCAGAAAATATCTTGGTTGGAGCAACTACAAAATATGCAAAATAGTAGCATCTATCCCGAAAGTCACAGTAACGCCCATATGGGACGATGAAGGACGTTTACGTGGAAAAGGGTATGTGGTCAAATCTTTAATTAATAACTAAAAGACATACAATATGGAAAAAGAAATCTATGCCTGGGTGTGGAACCCGGAAAATGCACTTTTCAAACAAAAGAAGTCTGAGAAAGCCGTAGGGTATATCTATAGCTGTAAATGCCCGGAGAAATGCGAACTATACGCTAAAGGTAATTGTGTAATGCTCAAAAATTATTGTCCTTACGGTTCCAAAAATACAACTGTGGGGTATTCGAGAATGGCAAGAAAATTCAGTTCTTGGATATATGAATTTAAGGATAAACATAAAGATGCCTGCAATGCCGGATCAAGGTTAAAACAACCTGAAAAAATGGAGTATTTTATGGACCTGGTCTATATTCCAATATCACATTTGGGGCTAAATGAGAATATAGATTTTGTGGACGGAGGAGGCTTTTTCTCAAATGGATACCCCGTTGTGAAACGATCAGATTTTAATGAAGAGTTTATATCCAAACAAATCATTAGATTCCGTCCAAAAGCCCTTATGGGTGGAGTTATATGGGATTATCAAGAGAAGGAAGTCCCGAAATTTTTACGATGGTTGAAGCGGCTTGATCCTGCTTTGTTCGACAAAGCAAAAGCGTTAAACCCTGATCATTCGGCTTTTGCCAAACTAAGCGATGTTGGAAAGAAGGCTGTTCTGCAAACCTTAAATCCAAATATCGGTACGTTTATTAGTACCAAAGGAGAAACCTGGACTTGGGACGGGGAATATCTTTACTCGTCTAATGCATACTTTTATGGTTCGATCTTGGAAACAAAAGAAATACAAGAATGCAGGTTAAAACCTACAGATGGGGCAATCGTGAAAGTAACTGATGACAATCAGGTTAATGACAACACAGAATTTATAGATTGATATGGAAACAAGAACAATTAAATTTAGAGGAATGACGCCCGATCGCGTAAAAGTGGGCAATAAAACTATCACGTTCCGGAAGTGGGTGTACGGGGATTTACTTCATTGCTCCGACGGGACTGTACATATCCTTACTCCAAACGAAAAAGATAGGGTTTACGAGAATCATGTGGTCGACAGAATCACTGTCGGACAATACACCGGATTGAAAGATAAAAATGGGAATGAGATTTACGAAGGAGACTTGATAAAGGCTCCAAGCGGACGTATTTATCTCGTTATGTTCTCAACATGGAAACATGAAGAGAAAAGAAAGTCTCCAAGAGCAATTGACTTATACGAACATACAGGATGGTGCATATCTTTAGATGGAGTTCATCCCTGAGATTTGTTAGATTCGGAGGTGTGCAAAGGTACTGTTATAGGCTGCATACATGACATATAAGGCTCTGGAGTAGGTTTAACAGAAAAATCTGAAGCCGTAAGGTTGCCCGGTTACGTTCGGGCAACTATGTAAACTCTTTACTGCACAAGAAAGACATGATAATACAATATCCAGTCATTGACGAAAAATATAAATTTAATCAAAAAAGTAAAACAGTCATGAAACACAAGTCATATTACGAACATCAGAGAGAAGAAAAAGAAAACGCAGTATCCACATTAAATGCCCTTAAAGCGCAAAAAGCAGATAAGGTATCAATATTCATACAAGACAAAGCCAATACCGTGTATACTGTCCATCGGAATAAATTGGAGCAAACAATTAACCGATTAAAAAAACGAGGAGAGATTATCAAACGTATTTTATAA